AGTTGTGCAATCTTATGCGGAGGAACGCGCCAGATGCGGCAGACGTCATTCACATTCGCATTCCAGAGTTGCAATAACTGAGCATCCTCAGGCGATATACCAATGGTTTCGGGCTTCAATCCCGAATGCAGCACAGCCACCCTGTGCGCACTATCAAGCCCGCTATACGCATTCCGCCAGGCAGCACTGATCTCCGCCACCTGCTCACTCTTCAGCGGCATATCCGTCACGAGTGCCATGCGCTTCATGCCATCACCGCGAAACACACGCGACGAATATTCCCGAGCAGCAATGCCAGCACCAACCGTTGATGCCGCATATTTGATCGGGCTTAACCCAAGAACCCCATCAAGCGACAGAAACTTAATATGCAGTATCTGCTCGCGGCGTAACCGTACCGTCTCACCACCTGGATTAAGCCTGTAACCATATTCAATGCCATCCTTCCCCTGAACCACCGTCATCGCATCAGGATGCAACACCCACAACGCAACAGGACGACCCATGCGATCCCGCTCAATCTCAGCATAGGCATTGCCGCGCAATTCCAGGTGCCCAATCATGTACTCCCAGAATTCCACCTTACTCATGAGCGGATTTGGGAACCGATGCAACAAACTCTGTAACGGATGACCTTCCCATACCCTGCGAGCACCTGTTTCCGTCCGCTGCATCACGTTTAACGGCAACGATGCAATCGTCTCTGTAACAGCCCGCACACACGCCCATACAGCGCCAAGCGTCAATGCTGTGTCAGGCGTAACACGAACACCCGTGGAGTCGTTAAACGAAAATACCGAAGACCGAAATGAACCTTCTTTGACTGGTGTCGACCTTGCCCTGGTGTCCTTCCTAACGAGTTTGCCGCTATCATCGAACGTGAATCGCATCTGATTTCTCCATTGGGTGGGTGTGGGGCGGGAAAAGGAGAACGAAACCCGCCCCACAGGAGAAGGGAATTATCAACCGCCGCCAGAAGGTGCTTTCGTCTTCAGAGCAATGACAGGACCCGCAACACTGGACGATCCAACATTATGCACAGCAATCGCAACACGCTCCGTGCCTTTAACGACGATCAAATCGTTCTCAAATGCACTGACAGAATTAACGGTTGCATCGCCCGAAAACGTGATCGTGGTCTGGCGACGCTCACCAAGAATTGCCGCAAGCGATAAATCACCAAACAGACAGACGATCTGCGTAGAGGTAGCGGTCTTCGGCATGCTCTCAACTATCTCGACAGGATACCCAAGGAACGAACGACCCAGGCGACCATCAGTTAAGATTGATGCCGTATTGCCACCAGCAGCCATTGCCAGGTACTGCAACACCTGACCGAAGAACGCGCCGCTGCAGTACCACTTGCAATTCGGTGTGGAAGCATAACTCGGCAACTTGCCGAACATATTCGCCAGATCGCGCATTGTGATCGCCGTCCAGTCCGTCGATGTGCCAGCAGCAGCCTCAACAATGCTCGCTGTGCCAACACTTGCAATGCGATTAATCACACCGTACTGGCTGCCATAGGTAGATGTGCCATCACCATAGAATCCGGCGGCGTCTTCCGCAACCGAGAACGCATAGGCAATCTGACCAGCCAGATAGTCACCGACATTAATCGCGGCATCTTCGCTCAACTCGCTAGAAATAGCAGCAAGTACAGCCAGTTTCTTCGCAGTCAGCGTCACGACATCAAAACCAGCCGTGCTCTTTGTGCCAGCGGTATTTTCACCCGTCCAATATGCCGTCAACGCTGTTCCAGCCTTAGGCTGCGTAGCAACATCGCTAGACATCGGAACAACAAGAACATTGCGACGGAAGACGCCATACTGATCCCGCATCTCAAGCAGCGAATCAATGAACTGGTTAGGCACCAGATAACCACCAACGTTATTCGTTCCCTCTAACTGCGTGCGTAACTCGATGCCATTCACGCGGCAATATTCGCGCGCCTTCGGTTTGCCAATTGCCGCCAATGCCCACATGCCGAAATCATGAGCGGAACGCTCCGCATCACGCCCGCGGAAATTGCGCAACGTACCATATCGATGCACCGACTCAATCTTGCGCTCTTCAGGCGGCGCCGATGCAGTAGGCGGTGTTACACGCCCAACACCAACATTCTCCGTCATACCACGAACCTGCTCTTGAATAATCTGCTCTGCTTTCTGCTCTTCTTGCTTGATCTCTTCTGTCTTTTCTTCGGACATAATCTTCACCTCATCAGGTTTGCGCTTCGCCTCGGCACTAGTTCCCTCGTACCACGGTTCAGCAACAGGACTCACTTCATACAATTCAACCGACACCAGTTCACGTATCGGTTCTCCATCGGCACCCAAGATAATCCGTTCCTCAATCGGGACAAACGCGAATGAAAACTGCGTCACATCACCACGCTTGACGGCTGCCAGCGCATTCGCCCCCCATGTCGTATTATGATTGGGAATGATCTCAACATAGAGACCGTGATCATCCTCGCGCAAAATCAATGTGCCGTTCGCACGCCGGCCAAGAACCTGATCACTCGCATGCGACCAGTACGCCTTGATGTCACGATTGGATGCCAGGCTATCCTGAAACGCCCCCTTGCGGATAACCTCGCCATACGCCACCTGATCGAATACCGCAGCATATCCAACGATGCGCCGCGGCTCTTCAGGCGTGGCAGGCTCTTCGGAACGGATTTCAAACGACCGACGTTCTAAATCGGTTTGATTCGCAGCAGGCATATCGCACCTCCATAAACCTGCTGCATTCTAAGGCGGGATTTATAGGCTGGCTATATATGGCACTTTTCTACAAGATATCGTGGTTTTTGTTGGCACTCTCCAGCATGCGGATGAGTTCACGCAACTGCTCAATCACTAGCAACGTCGTCGATGTCTCACCGTCGTTCTTGACCTCGTAACGCTCAAACGTGCTAAACCTGCGCTGACATTCAACACATTCCCTGCGCCGATATTGACCTGGATCAATGCCGCTGAACATAATGCTCCTGCTATTCGTCACGACGGTGCGACCGTTACAATAAGGACAATTCATAAGAGCCTCTTGCGCTTTGTTTTTTTGTCTGTCGTCTCTCGCGGCGCAGTATCAACCTTAGCCTCTTGCACCTGCACCAGAACAGCAACACGGCGGGCAATATATAGATCAGCGATGCTGTCTGGGAATGTGTGAACCTCGTTCCGATTGTAGATGCCACACTGCTTGATAAACTGAATCGTCTTCATTTCACCTCCTGAAACCGCCTGGTGAAGAACTCATGCACCGGCACACGCTCAACGCTCAGATCACTATTGAACATAGATGTCACGACTTCGAGATGACCGACCCGCACGCCTGGATGAACATAAACCGTCTTGCCAGCCTCACCCCATTTGCGCCAGAAATAGATATCCGCATCAACATGATCATCGCCGCGCCAGGATTTGTTGTGATCAGGCTGCGACCAGAACCATGGCTTTGGCACTTCTCTGAGATGATTCAAATCAATAATAGTCAGCCCAAAGTGTGCTGTGAATACCCTGAATGGTTCATCTGCTGGTACTTCTACGTCATATGTATTGCCTGGTTCACTCTTTCCGCCAATCATGGTCAATAGCGGCGTCTCCGCATATCGCTTGCATTGCAGCGCCGCGAGAGCATGAATATCATCACGTACCGCAAATGTCTTGAGCAATAAGTCCAGATCAGTCGGCATAAATAACGTGTCGTAATCAAGACAGATCGCCCAATCAACACCATCCGCAATGAGCATCTCAAGAACGTTAGAGATACCCTGCTCCCAATAACATGTCGTGAATCGGCGCAACGGAATCTGGCGCACCGTGAACGCATCCACTATTGACCCCCACGCATCTGTCCATCCCAATCGCGGCACAGCAATACAACCACAAACTTTGACTTTTTTCTCTGTCATACGGACCTCCTAAATGATGAATATCCCTGGTTCAACCGAAACATTCTCAACATCAGTCAATGAACGACCTAATGCCATTAATAGCGCAATTACGCCGTCAATCTTTTCGCGGCTCATCCGTTTATCAGGACGGATATTGCCGTTGGTATCTATCCGAGCCACGCAATTCGAAAGCATCCAGTTCATAACTAGATTGCCCTTGTGCTTGATTTTGCGGGATTTCACAAGGTCGATGAGCGTCTTGGATGGGTCTGAAAAATGCCGTACGGTCTGCGGAACCTCGACAACAGATATACCAGCGTTCATAAGTTTCGTGGCAATATAGGTAGCATTCCAGGGGTCAAACCCAACACTATGCACCTTGCGCGATTCACAAATCTGAATAATCTCAGAGACCATCGCATCCAGGTCGATAATCTCGCCTGGTAACGTACGCAAAAAACCATCATGAGCCCATAGGTCATAAGGCACATAGTCATTCTGAACACGTTCATGGATCGTCCCCTGTGGCACCCAGAACCAGCAGTCAATCATGTAAAAATCATCAACCGTCGGCGGTGGAGACACGAGAACAAACGCATTAATATCTCGCTTAGCCGCAACATCAAGCCCGCCATACCAGACACGACCAGGCACATTGCTGTCAAAATCAGACTTACACTGACGCCACGCTGTCTCATCTATCATCCGCGCCTTCTGTTGCATCCATCTGTTTAGATTCAGCCAGAGAAAGCGAGCCTTTGCACTCTCTGAATGCAACGCCTGTGTCGCCTCATCTATGAGATATTCTAGTTGTAACGGCGTGTGTTTCGAAAACTTGTTTTTGATCGACCAGCGCCGCAGTTCGGTCAGGTAGGCTTTAGGCTCATCAACATCAGGAACGCCATATTCTGGCTTAATTCGGACGTTTTGTAACGACGTGAGTCCGCTATCAGCCACAACGTCATAATCGAGCATATTGACGAGGTTGAGCGATGGATTGGCTCGTATCCACGTTTCAAGACGCCACCAGTCCATATCATCAGGCGCGCCAGCCAAAAATGGAAAGAATGAAATATCATCGATAACCCCCTGTAATACACCAACAGCATAATCATGCAATCTACGCGCTATGCTCTCCAGATCATCACCCGCCGTTGTGATAGCAAATATCAGTGGCTGACGCCTGGAACCAACACCCGACGTCATTACGTTCCATAATTCGTCTGTCCGCTGAGCATGAACCTCATCAAATACAACACATGAATCATCACGACCATGCTTCGTCTCCGCAATAGCAGACACTACCTCATACGTCCCATTGCGCCGCTTATATCGGAGTTGCGACCGAAACCGCTCAATAACACGCTGTAGCAATGGACTGGCGCCAACCATATTGGCGGCATTCTCCCAAACACACCGTGCCTGCGACTCATTCGCCGCACATGACACGACAGAAGCGCCATCCTCGTCATCGGCAACCAACATCATCAACGCAATAGCCGCCGCTAATGTGCTCTTGCCATTCTTGCGCGGTATCTCAATGTATGCCGTGCGGAAACGCCGCAACCCGTCGCTCTTCTTCCACCCAAAGAGAGAAGAAACAATCAGTTTCTCCCAGTCTAAAAGCCTGAAATGGCGCTTTGCCGTCGCTCCCTTCCAATGCACACAAAACCGCTCAATAAAGTCGATAGCCTTCTGCGCAGCAACTGCATCAAAATAACAACCTTCACTCTCCGCACGCCTGTCTACCTTCAGGACGCCATTTTTGTCTTGCGTCAGACAAACACCATGGGGCGAATGCAAAAGTCTTACGGTGTTCCACTGACTCAATAAGCGGGATACATCTTCCGTGTTCAAACGACCAGAAGCACGATTTTTCCCCATATGCGAATACCTCTTTCAACGGAAACTCAAGACCACCATTGCGTTTTAGCAATAGCGCTAACTGAAGCGTCGATATTCCATTGCGCCAGTACTTCGCCAGGACATCGAATATGCCCATACACACAAATTGAATGTTGTCCAGGTCACGGACCCTGTAAAAAAGATCAACCGCCGACACTCGACACCTGGACGGATCACGGTGATATATCTCAAGACACCGCAATGAACAGACTGGCGAGATATGATTCTGATGTTTCGTCCCACAAACTGCGCATCTACTATTCAGATACAGATACATTGCGCCACTCCTCGATTGGATCGCTTGTCTCTTGCGCTACATGCAAATTTTTGCGCGCACCAGCACCGAGCCCAATCAACCGCCCAAGTTTCGTCAACTCGCCCTGAAGTTGAACGTCAAGTTTCGTGAATAAACTATACGCCCGTAGATCAGGTATGCCGGCAGCCTCAGCATCCCTAATATGACCGAGATTCTTCCGATACCGCACAAAGGTCGTCGCATAGCGAAGTATCAGCGTGTGATCTAGCGCGTGAAGAATGCCAGCCGCCCGAAGTTCATCCGTTAGGTGGTCATAAACAATCCGCTCTTCGTCGCTCAGATCAGCCAGGGACCCGTCATACTGACAATTGACAAAACGCAATTTAGTCGAACGCCTACCCATAGAACCTCCTAGAATCGTTTATAAGACACTTTTGTTTAAAAATCGATAATTCATACTACCCAACAAAAGAACGTTGCTCTCCGTCGATTTTTGTAAGAAATTCGGTTGTTAAAAATAGTCGCGCTGTTACCTTTGACCGAAAAACCACCTCAACACACTTGAAACAAGATCAGGACCTAAAAACCGGAAAACATCATAAGTTTTGCCAATACGAACACAGCCAACTCTATAAAAGTCATAACCACGCATCTCAGCATCAATTTCACGACGCGCGTTAACAGCATATTCGTATGATGTAGTAACTAATTTGCAGTCGTAAACGAACCTGCAGCCTCTTGGAATGACCACGAAAACACACCACGCATCTCTCAGGCTGAACCACGCCAAAAAAACGCTTTAGTGCCTTTCTGTCATGAGCAAGCCAATCTATGACATCCTCAATATCATTCACACTCACAACACCATTGGTTTTTTCAGATATATTGTTCATAGACTTAATACACTCCTTTCATTAACCATTTTGCAACCCGATTCCGTGCGTAAACGACTGAGGGGGCGCTGTAAGTCAATATCCCACAAGGATTTAACCCCCTTTATACCCTCATGCGTCGCCGAAATTCGTGCCATTGCGTTTTTTGAATGCCTCTAACTGCTGTAACATTTCTAACTTTCGCTGCTGAATAGCCTGCTCGTCGTCATACGCTATCGCTACAGTGGTAGGTATGGTCGATATGCTGCGTTTGACGATGTCCTTGTAGGACATCTTTGGCTTGGTCTGTGCTGGTGGTTGTTCATGGTGCTGTGGGTACTCTATGACTTTGAAGCGTGGTGGCTGTTCTTTAGGCTGAGGTGTCGTGTCATGTGTCCAGTCGCCAGATTCGAGATATCTGGCTGGTACCGGGACGTACTTGGTTTCTTTCCATTGGCGGTTATGTTTTTTGTTTGCCTGAACTGAGTCAATGATCTGTTGTGTGGTCTCTTTTGATGGGTTCGCGGCTGCCCACCATCTAGCAGCATCGAACTTGCCAGACTTTTTGGGATATGCCTCAAAGAACGACTCGAACCGTGCACGCTGTTCCTGGTCGGGGATTATGGCTTCAAGTGAGGTCTCAGTCTTAGGTGGCTTGCTGTCTTTCTCCTTCAATGATGTATCACAGCGCGCACCATCTGCCTTATCTATGTGTGATCTATTTATATCTATATATCTATAAGATCCACCCGAAGCGTTATCATTTTGATAACGCTTAGAGCCCAAAGCGTTATCATTTTGATAACGCTTGAGTCTCAATTTGATAACGCTACCGTTATCATTTTGATAACGCTTAGAGCCCAAAGCGTTATCATTTTGATAACGCTCATGCCATATCAGAATATCAGTCTTATGTGCTGTGACTTCCTCTCTTTTATGTGATATATCAATTTTTTCAGCATCAGTTAATGGCTGCCACTGTTGCCACCTAGCACTGGGCGCATACATCGCTACTCCACCAGATTCATTCTTAACACAATCAAAGAACCCGACATCAAGAACTTCATCGACGCCACGATAGAACGACGCGCGACTGTGCCAGCCAAACATCTCTAGATAGATGCCATAACTAAAACTGAAACAATCTGCTTTACCGTTGCTCTTATACGCAACCAGGTCAGAAACATACAGCATGCCGTGAAGTACCTGTTTTGCGCTCGGTGACAGTCCGTAGATGTAAGCGTCACTTTGTAGTATTGAGATAGGCAGGCGAATGAATGGCTCACTCATGTTGCGCCTCCCGCATCTCTAGCATGGTCTTACGATCATGGCACCGCTTACATAGCGACTGGAGGTTGGTCACGTCGTAGAACTTTGTTTTATCGCCCCTGTGCCTGATGATATGATCAACGACGGTGGCAGGTGCTCCGCATATAGCACACACTGGGTCGGCGTTCAGTTGTTGCCGGCGGATCGCCCGCCACCGTTCAGAATTGTAAAAGCGACATGATTTTTCGCTCTCTACACCGCGTTTAACGCTCGCGGCTCTATGTAGTTGGTCGCAAGTGTCGCACCTGGTACTGGTGCATGCCCTTCCGCATTGAACACATGGTCGTTGCATGTTGTGGCTCCAGTTGGTTTCCGTGCTTTTCCGTGCTTTGTTTTGTTGCGCCGAGCGAAGCCGTGCCGCGCCGTGCCGCGCCTTGCGTCGCGGTGCACCGCCTGGCGGCGCCGCTTAAATCTCTGTTGAATCAGCGATTACGCATATAGCCACCGCAATAGCGTCTGATTCGTCCTCTATCGCCGTATCAATGTTCAGAATCTTTTCTACATTTTGCCGCACCTCCTTCTTATCAGCATGACCATTGCCCGTAACCACAAACTTCACCGAAGTCGGCGGATAGCCCACCGTATCAACCTCCATCGATGAGCAGACCATGACAACCACCGTCATATAGCCGTTGTAAACAGCAGCCGCGCGGGAACTCATGAAGCGATGAACTTCCTCATAAGCGACGGTATCGATGTCGTACGCCAGGATGACCGTCTTGAGCCATTCATGAAACGCCCTATAACGGACGCCATATGGTTCCTTGTGCTTGTCCCACTTCTGGTGTCCCGAGCAGACGTATTCGCCATTTTTGAAGATGGCAAAACCTGTCGTATTGCCGAGATCAAGTGCCAGTAGATTCATTCGTGGTCTCCTGCACCTCAACGACCTCTCCGTCATAGATCGTGATAGGCGCACGCTGGACATACCCCTCTTCTACAGACTCATCCAGTTTAATGGCTTTAGTGAGACGCGTCTCACACGGCAACCACGAACGGAGTTGACAGAACACCGTCTTCTTCATCATGGCTTCAGGATGCGTCTTCCATGGCGAGAAGTCCTTATCACGAACATACCGACGCTTATATGCTTGAATTTCCGGCATACTCATGACATGGAACACTGATCCCCCATTCGTGAAATTTGCGATGGCGTAGACGAACCTGCAATCATTCAGCGGATTGTCCACGTCATACTCGAACGCTGGCACGTGACGCAGGCGAGCCCTGTCGCCGTACTCAAATTCGAACTGGTCAGCCTCATGAACCAGTTCCGCCTTGATGCTCGCAATTCTGCCAGTTTGATATGCCAGGTGAACAAGCCCTGTATAGGACGGCTGAAACCTGGCGGTCAGAACACCCTTGAGCCGATACGGGATAATGTAGCCGTGCCCCATGGGTCCTGTCGGCAGGAGCCCGACTTCAGCCGCTTCGTAGGCGCTCATAACGAGCGATTGTGGCGTACATGCGGCGAGTTCTCTGTTACGGTGAATGGCGTTCATGACTGTCATGATGAGCCGTTCTGGCGGGACTTCTGGCGGGAGCAACGAACGGAATCGCTCCCGTCTATCTATTAGCATCGTTTCAATTTTTTTCACGTTGTCTGCGATTGGAATCTGCGGTATCTTTTCACTCATCGGCACGTCCTCCTCTGATTCGCATTGTTTTGATCTCTTGTTCTGGCACGGTGTAAGCCTTGCGCTTTTGCACACTGAAGGTCACCGTTTGAGACGTGATTCGGTCTTGCGGGCGATGACTGGTTCGATATCTCGCCCGATCTCAAGTATCTCGCTGTCAGGCTGTTGCTCGTCGCTGACCTTTTCGAACCATACCTGTAACGGCGTCCTATACGGCGAGACGCCAAGAATAGCGGGCACGTCTGTAGCCGTGATGAGCGACTTTCGCGCCTGTAACCAATCAGCCCTGTTCATGTGCATTCTCCTTTTTGGCTAACTGCAATACAGCATTTCGCAGTGCATTCATCTCATATTTATTGAGCGAACCGTTGCAGTCGAGACGGTCGAGCAATGCCCATGCAACAGCGCCATAGTTGTGCTGGCACTCTTCGATGAGCATGCTGACCTTGATGTCGTCGAGCAGGTCCCGCACATACACAAGGTCTGCCTGTGACGTTGCTGGATATAGACCGTCGGCAACGACACGCTCGAGTGCTTCAACCAGTGGCGTGATTTTTGAAAAATCCATATCTGTTCTCCTGTTAGATATGTGTGGCGCACCAGGAGACGGAAGGAAGGGGTCGGAACGGGCAAGGG